CTAATGAGCCTGTAGACGGCACATTATGGTACAACACAAACACTGATGAAGCAGACATCCTAGTACACGACGGATCAAGTTTCAAAGGTTACAAAAGTGTTTATGGAACAACAGATGCCGCTGGACCACAGTTCAGTGCATCAGCACCAATTACACAATCAAATGGTGATCCACTAAAAAACAATGACTTATGGATTGACACTAGCGACTTAGAAAACTATCCTAAGATCTACAAATACAACACAAACGCAACTTTAAGTTCATCTAACACATCAAACAGTGTGGTAGTTACAACTTCAGGTGAGGCTTGGGAGTTGGTTGATAAAACAGACCAAACTACTGAGGACGGAATTGTATTTGCAGACGCAAGATTCCACACATCGACTGAGAGAAATGCGAGTGGCGGATCTTCAGCAGGTGTTGGAAGTTCAATCAAAGACCTTTTAAGTGATAACTTTGTAGACCCAGACAGTCCAGATCCAGCAAACTACCCACAAGGTATATTGCTTTGGAACACTAGACGTTCAGGTTACAATGTTAAAGAATACAGAAACAATCATATTACAACAACAAAATATCCAAGTTCAGGATCAAGCGGACTAGGTAACATTAGATTCAGCAATGAGTCTGTTGCTGGTTACTATCCAGACAGATGGGTAACTAAATCATCTAACAACGCAAATGGTTCAGGTGTGTTTGGAAGAAAAGCACAGAGAAAAGTTGTTGTTTCACAATTGAAATCAGAGATCGACACTAACCAAGCAATTAGAGAAGATCAAAGAGGTTACAATGTAATTGCTACTCCTGGATATCCAGAACTTATCAGTAACATGATTAACTTGAACACTGACAGAAACAACACAGCATTTGTTGTTGGTGATACACCATTAAGATTAGATTCAAGTGCAACATCAATTCAAAACTGGGCAAATAACTCAGCGAACACAACTGACAACGGTGAAGACGGTTTGATCAGTGCAAGTGATCATTTAGGAATATTTTATCCTTCAGGTCTAGCAACTGACAATACTGGAATGAACATTGTTGTTCCGGCTTCTCATATGATTATGAGAGTGTTAGCGAACAATGATAATGTAGCATTTCCATGGTTTGCACCAGCAGGAACTAGAAGAGGTGTTGTTGACAACGCAACTTCAGTTGGTTATGTTGATGCGGCGTCAGGCGAATTTAACACAGTTTCATTAACCGAAAGTGTAAGAGATGCGATGCACACAGTAAAAATTAACCCAATTACATTCTTTGCAGGTGCAGGGATTGTAAACTTTGGTAACTTGACTAAAACATCGGCAAGTTCCGCACTTGACAGAATCAACGTTTCTAGATTAGCAGTGTACCTAAGAACACAATTAGATACTATTGCTAAACCGTTCATATTTGAACCAAATGATGAATTAACTAGAAATGAAATCAGAGGTGCAGTTGAATCATTCTTGTTAGAATTAGTTGGACAGAGAGCATTGTTTGACTTCTTGGTAGTTTGTGACGAAACAAACAACACACCAACAAGGATTGATAGAAACGAACTTTATGTAGATATTGCAATTGAACCTGTAAAATCAGTTGAATTTATTTACATACCGTTGAGAATTAAAAACACAGGAGAAATAGCAAAATTAGGGAACTAATTTTCGATAAATAGGAGAAACAAATGGCAATATCAACATTATCAAAATTTACAGTACCTTTAGCAAACGATCAAAGTAGTGCATCACAAGGCTTATTGATGCCAAAACTACAATATCGTTTTAGAGCAATCCTGGAAAATTTTGGAGTATCAACACCGAGATCAGAACTTACAAAACAAGTTATAGACATAACAAGACCTAACTTGACTTTTGATAACGTAACACTAGATGTTTACAACTCAAGAGTATATGTAGCAGGTAAGCATACTTGGGAACCAATTACAATCAACCTAAGAGATGATGTTAACAACTCAGTTACTAAACTGGTTGGCGAACAGATTCAGAAACAGTTTGATTTCTTTGAACAATCAAGTGCGGCATCTGGTATAGATTACAAATTCACAGCAAGAATTGAAATGCTTGACGGTGGTAACGGAGCGGCGGCACCAAATGTATTAGAAACATTTGAACTATACGGTGCATACGTAGAAAACGTTAACTACAACACACTAGCATACAACACTTCAGACCCAGCAACTATAACATTATCATTGAGATACGATAATGCTATACAAACACCACAAGGTACAGGAATAGGTTCAGCAGTTACAAGAACACTAGGAACTTTAAGTACTGGTGGCGGTCAATAGTATACCTAAGCAATTATAAACAACTAAAGCGCCTTTATATGGCGCTTTTTTTGTGGCCATAAATACCTATACAATGCCAAGTATTAATGATTTTTTAAAAGGGTTCACAGCAGGCCTACCAGGAATGAAAGACTTCCGTCACGCCTCGCAACTGTACATCGCTGACAATCATAAACTGATGCCGAAACAGAAGTTTATGTTTCATGTGCATTTTGATCTCAATGAGACAGGCGCCGGCACAACTCAGTTCACACAAAATGAACATTACGAGTTGAATATGTTGGTTAAAAGTTGTGACCTCCCCAAGTACGATTTCAACGTTGAAGAAAAAAATCAATACAACAAGAAAACATACGTGGGCACAAGGATTGGCTACCAACCAATTGTCATAGGCTTCCATGACGATCATGCTGACACCGTGAATGCATTCTGGAAGAAATATTTTGAATACGAAATAGCAGACTCACAGACTAACACTACTAGTGCAGAGTCAATGATCATGCAAGGCAAGGATGATATGTACAACAGCCAGGACAACAGGCCAACAACAAGATACGGCATGGACACTCCTAAGAAACGTAGACAACCTTACCTGAGAAGCATACAAATTTTTACATTACAGAAACAACGATTCACAAAATTCACACTGATCAATCCTAGGATTGGTTCGTTCAGTCATGACAACCTAAACCAAGCAGATGGCAATGGCCTGATGCAGAATCAGATGCAGGTGTTCTATGAAACTGTGGTATATGACACAGGTCTAGTAAGTGAAATGGGAGCAAGTGGATTTGCAAAAATTCATTACGACAGAGAACCATCACCGTTGAGTGTGTTTGGTGGTACCGGCAACAGCATTTTTGGACCTGGTGGTATAGTTGACGGAGTGGGATCAGTTTTAGGTGCCATGAAAAGTGGAAATTATCTAGGGGCAGTGCTTTCAGGAATCAACACTGCAAACAAGATTAAAAAGAAGAATTTGAAGGACGTCAAACAGGAACTAAAAGGAATAGTCAAGGAAGAAGTTATTAGAACTGCCACAGGCGGCACGGGTTCACAGGTAGGAGACATCATTGTTGGTGCAGGATTGGCCACTGCTATCGCTGTGGACACTGTGATATCTGATGACGAAACCAACTCAGGAGTAATTAAGAACAACACCCAGAACACTATCGATTTCCTAGGGCCGGATGAAGCATACAATCTAGTGACCCAAAATACAACAGTAAGAGATAGTATTGCATCAGGAATATATTACAAAGACATAGGATCTAGAAAAGGACTTTCAATTGCACAGAGCGATATTGAATTCAGCACTCAAACCGATAGCGTCAAGTCGGTGTACAGAACGAAAGTAAGTACTGACATAAGAAAATTAGTAAACAAAGGTTACATTAAAATTCGTAGAGACGATCAAGATGTACAAATAGTGACCGAGAAAGCGAACATAACGTAATGACAGAATTTTATACAAATTTACCGCCCAAAGATAAAGATCAATTACAAAAAACTATCGATCAATTAAAAGATGGTTCTTACGTTGAACCTCATCAATTTAATCAAAACGATTATGATGCCACGATTGCATTCTTTGTAAAGAGAGGTTTCACTAGAGAATCGGCAGAAACCACATCGTACATCATACTGCAACAAGCCAAGATAGACGAAGTATCAGTAGGAGAAATTTTAGATAAACTTACATACGCCTCGCCATCACAACTATCAGAATTGATTACTATTGTTTTAAATGAAAATAGATTCAAAACTAGTAAACTAGGAGTGAGAGCAAACAGGCGAGAGAATGAAGTCGTGTCTAGAAATATAATAGACTAATGCTCCCTAGATTTGCAAAAGGTAAGTTCCACCCTAAGAATGCTGAAAAGTATGTTGGATTAAAAACTCCAACGTACAGATCGAGTTGGGAACAAGCGTTCATGAGATTGTGTGACGAACATCCTAACGTGGCCAAGT